TGACGAGGATGGTGGCAAGTTGAGTTTCACGCCTGACATGGCTGTTGATACGTTTTTAGACCAGTACATGATATGGCGTATGAGAGACACGTTGAGATTTGAGACTGACCCTAGAGTTCGTAGAGCTTGCCATGAGTTGCTGTCTTACATGAGTACACCGGAGGTGAGTGATGACTGAAGTATCGAGCAAGATGATGCCTCTAGCGATGGAGGAAGTGAAGAAGGCTTATATGGAGAAGGTGTATTCCATGACTCATGCTGAGTTGTTTCATGAGTTAATGCGTGTGCATACTGAATCCTCACGGCTATTGCAAGATGCAACGGCTGAGAATGAACGCTTGAAAGACCAGCTTGACCGCCTCTCTACCATCAATTGATGAGAAGTTGTACGAGACAAGGTTGCGCTTAAAGACTGAGATGCGTAATGCCTTGCTCTGCCGAACTCCAAAGCAGAAACGTGCTTTAGTGGCTGAGTGGTCGGCAAAGTACAATCCTTCTACGGTCAGTGAGATGTTGGGTGTTGCAAGAGACAAGAGGGTTGCCGGGGATATTGCGAACTGGGATTTGTCTCGCTTTGAGGAACAGAGAAAGCGCAAATGAAATTTAACTTGAAACAGTTTTACCAGTTCTGCTCTCAGTTAAAGATAGAAACGAAAGAACAGGGTTTGCGGAGAATGGACGTACTCTTGGGTACGCAGACCTATGTGATGGATGAAATTTCCCAAGGATTAGCAAACGGTGTCCATTTCTTTGTCATCCTCAAAGGAAGACAGTTGGGCATTACCACTATCTCTCTTGCCTTAGACCTTTACTGGCATTACATAAACGATGGATTAAATGGAACACTTGTCACAGACACAGAAGAAAACCGAGATATGTTCAGGGGAACCCTTGGTGCGTACATGGATGGTTTACCAAAAGAGTACAAGATTCCCATACTCGCACACAACAGGAACTCGCTTTCCCTCAAGAACCGCAGCCGAATCTTTTATCAAGTCGCAGGGCTTAGAGCGAAAGGAAGTCTTGGTCGTGGCAAGGGCATCACCTTCCTTCACGGTACAGAAACTAGTTCGTGGGGGGACGAGGAAGGTCTAGCCTCCTTGCTGGCTTCTCTTGCAGAAACAAATCCAAAGCGTCTCTACATCTTTGAGTCCACTGCCCGTGGCTTCAATATGTTTCACGATATGTACGTCACAGCCAAACGAGCAAGAACGCAGAAGGCTATCTTTTGCGGCTGGTGGCGTAACCAGTTCTACTCTGCTGACCCCGAATCTGATGTGTACAAAGTCTATTGGGATGGCAAGCTAACTTCTGAAGAAAAAGAGTGGACGAAAGATATTAAGAAACTCTACGACTACGAAATCAATTCTCGTCAAATCGCTTGGTGGCGTTGGAAGCTCTTAGAAGGCATCAAGGATGATTCACTGATGTACCAAGAGTTTCCACCTACTGAAGACTATGCTTTCGTCATGACAGGCACATCGTTTTTCTCCAATGCGAGATGTACGGATGCCATGAAGATAGCCAAGAAGATAAGCTGCGATGATTACCGCTACGTCTTTGGCGCTAACTTCCAAGATACACAAGTAGTCAAATCAACCGAAAGACTGTCAACCCTAAGAGTGTGGGAGGAGCCAATTGATACGGCTTATTACGTTATTGGTGCTGACCCTGCTTATGGTTCCTCTGATTGGGCTGATAGGTTTTGCATACAAGTTTTCCGTTGCTATGCTGACGGTATGGAACAAGTTGCGGAGTTTGCGACAAGCGAAATGAACACTTACCAGTTTGCTTGGGTTATTGCTCACCTTGCTGGCGCTTACAAGAACTCAACGCTTAACCTTGAAGTCAATGGTCCGGGTCAGGCTGTCATCAATGAGTTAAAGAATTTAAAGCGTCAAGCCGTTGCAATGGCTGGTGACATCGGCAGACAACTGATGGATGTGTACGGTTCTATGTCGAACTACATTTGGCGACGTAACGACACAATGGGCGGTATGTCCAACTCAATTGGCTGGCTTACTACTTCTGCAACCAAAGAACGTATGCTCTCTTACATGAAAGACTTGTTTGAGCGTGGAATGTTAGCTGTCTATTCCATTGATACGATTGAGGAGATGAAGACCATTGTTCGTGATGGCGGCTCAATTGAAGCCTCTGGACGCAACAAGGATGACCGTGTGATTGCGACTGCTCTAGCTGCCGCTGCTTTTTCAGAGCAAGTGCAACCTAGACTTATTCAGATGAAGATTACTCGTGCTGTCTCCAGAGCGCATGAAGACAAGACCCCCGAACAAATCGCTGTCGGCAGAAACGTATCAGACTACTTGAAAAGGATAGGCGTATATGGCGCACCATAACTTAACGATTGTCTCCGTTCACGGACACACTAATGGCGCAGCCACCATTCCTGCTATTGTCAAAAGCATGAAAGAGTTGCCGGGTTCTAAAGGCTTACTTCTCTCCCCTGCCAAACCAGACAATTTGCCAGACAGTATTCACTGGCGACAAATCGGAACGCTCGACTATCGCAGCTATTCCACTTTCATCATGCACTGCCTCTACGCTTTTATCGAGACAGACTTCTGCTTAATCGTTCAAGACGATGGCTGGGTGCTTGATGGCAAAAACTGGCGGGATGAATACTACGACTATGACTACATTGGCGGCATTACCCATGCTGGTCTTACCGACAACAAACTGTTCTTAGGCTTTACTTGGATTCGTGAGCATGACCCGATACTTGTTTTGAATGGCGGCTTTAGTCTGCGTAGCCGTAAGTTCTTGGAAGCCACGAACAAACACGGCATCGCTCAGAGCTTCTCTCAAGAAATCCATTTGTGGAACGAGGACGTTCAGCTATCGTGCTTGAAACGCAAACTCTTTGAAGACTTAGGGTTTAAGTATGCGCCCAACGAGGTTGCGAAAACCTTTTCGATGGAATACGTTGCGCCTGAGTTTCATGATGACTTAGATTTCTCCAAGTTACTTGGTCATCATTGCACATCACGAAAGCTAATGGGTGACAATGCTATCTTTGTGCCGAGAACAAAAGACCAGATTGATGCTATCTATCGGGAATCCGAGTTCTTGGATTACTTAAAATCTACTGGCTATGACATATTTTATGCTCCCCCCAATCTTAACCAAGCGAAACTTGCTTCGTGAAATCCGTCTTTTCATTAAAGACAAAGAACGAGGCATAAGCGTTAAGCTCTTTGCAGACCTTTGTGGGGTTGACCACATCCATTTGCTCGACGTTTTCTTGTATCAATCCGTGCCTTTAACGGAAAGGATGCAGCGACGAGTATCCAAAGGATACGATTCTTGGAAAAAAGGCGAGGTCGCCATCATGCAAAACAGGGATAGAAGCAAGTTTGTGACTTATCGTAAGGAAGAAAAGCCACGATTAGTACCGACAACAGCGTTACAAGTAGTTAATGGACAAATAAAGATTAAAGTAGGTATGAGCAACAAGAGTGATTATTCTGGATTAACTTTAGACGAAACCATAGGAAGGGGATAAAAATGGCGGTTCTACACGACTACAAATGCGAAAAACACGGGTATTTTGAATCTTTTGAGGCTCAATGCCCAATGAAAGACTGTGGCGCAGAGGTTTTGATGGTATTTCTTCAAGCACCGGGGATGATGTCCGATTCAACGAAGAAGAATGATAAGAACATCAAACAGCTTGCGATGGACTTTGATATGACCAACATCAAGTCGGCAAGAGAAGGCGAAAACCAAGCTGGATTCTTTACACGTAAGAACAAAACCTCGAAACGTGAGCTAGAGAAGGAATCAGAAGCAGCAGCAGAGATGAATCGTCAACCAAGACCGGGTGACGCAGCTATATGGGGTGGTGACTCTCGCTACAACATGAAAAATGTTATTTCAGGTAGAGCAATTCGTCCTGTTGCCGATGAATCAGTCGGAATTAATCCAAAAGAAGCAGGAAACTTGACAGGACCCAAGGCGGCATCGTACATTGCCGACCATGAGAACCTAAAGGTTAAGCCATAATGCGGATACCATCCAATGAAATCCAGCGGGAGCAATTCTACCGAGACTTAATTGAAAAGTGCATGGTGTCCTTGGCTGAACGCAAAGGTGACTATGCTGCCTTGCGTTCTTACTATTTGTTCGGTGCAGGAACAGATGAGCAGCCAGCTTTGTTCAACAAGATTTATCCGCACGTTGACCAACTAACTTCCTTCCTGTATTCCGCTGAAACAACACGCTTCTCAATCAATATCGGTGCTGGTGTCTCTGAACAAGAACACACCAAAATTCCAAGATTAACTCTCGCACTAAATGATGAATGGCTAAACTCAAATGCTGACCAAGTATTTAGTTCAGCTCTAACGTGGTCTTTAGTATTCAACACCACATTCATCAAGCTAGTCATAAACAAGGGCATCCACCCTTACATGGTCGAGCCTTCCTCTATTGGTGTCTTACGTGAAGACACACCACACACCGACAGACAAGAAGCAATTGTTCAAACGTACTACATCACTAAGTCTGAGTTGTACAACAGACTGTACAGACATCCAAAGCGTGAAGAAATAGTCAAACGCATTACAACAAGTATGCACACAAAGACCGAAGACATTCCTGAAGGTCTTGACCGCATTATAATGAGCCAGACAAATCCGACTTTGTACGGCACAGTAAATTTAGACTTGTATGGAATGAATCGCTACAAAGCACGAGTAGCTGAAGACACCGTTAAGATGTACGAGCTATGGGTGTGGAATGATGAAATCGAAGATTATCAAGTAGTCACAATGGCTGACCCCGACATTTTTATTTACGACCGTCCGGGTGAAAGCGTTTTCCTAAAAGGCGAACTGCCATTTGTACAAGTCTGCCCTAACCCGCAATTCGATTACTACTGGGGGCAATCAGAAGTTCAAAAACTGATTTTCCTACAGCAGCTCCGAAACAATCGGATGGCTGAAATTCTTGACCTTCTCTCCAAGCAAGCCAATCCTCCGACTGCTCTTGTCGGCTTTACTGGTATTTTGGATGAGAAGAATTTTGCTCTAAACCGTTCTGGTGGCTTGCTCTCAACCGATATGCCGAACGCAAAGGTTGACCGTTTAGCTCCTGAAATGCCAGCTACATTATTCGAGGTGATACATGAAGTGGATGGAATGTTCTCTGAGGCTTCTGGAATATCAGGTGTTTTGTCTGGTCGTGGTGAGCAGGGAGTACGTTCCGCTGGTCACGCTTCTCAGCTTGCCCGTCTTGGAAGTTCTCGTGCCAAGAAACGTGCGTTAATTGTTGAAGACAGTTTAGAAAAAGTCTCAACCTTGTATTTGAAATTGATGCAAGCCTACGACAATACGCACTTTACAGATGAAGAAGGTCATAAGTTTATTGCAGCACAATTTACCAAAGACTATGTAGTTAAGGTCGATGCACACAGTAATTCTCCGATTTTCACTGAAGACTTAAAACAAATGGCATTTAACTTGTTTAAAGCCAAAGCCATTGACAGGACTGATTTGCTTGACTTATTAGAGCCTCCAATGAAACAATTGTTAAAAGACAAATTGAAAAGACGGGAAAAACAAGAAGCGCAACAACCGCAACAACAACAGCAACCAGATTTGAAAGCAATGGGGGAATAATGGCTTCTCAACAAACAATTGCACCAAAAGCAGACCAGCCTCGTGCGACAACAGATTCTTTAAAGCGCACGGAAGCTCCAGCTAATTTGCAGTACAAGGTTACGGGCATTAGAAGTTATAACGCTCGCCAACCAAGAAAAGAAGGTAGGGAATTTGGTAGGGGATAGTAACCGGAGATAGCTATGTACAAAAAG